AGATTCAAGCTTGGCGATTAGAGACGCATACTCTTTGAGAATATAACCCTCAAAGCTTGGGTTTTCTGCCGCTAGTCGATTGGCTACTGATTGGCCTTGCTTGAGCTGTTCTAGTGCGATCTTTCTGTTTTTCTTTGTGAGCTTCATTGTATTATGTATTTAGTGTTAAATCGGCTCATACCGTGGGCAACTGTCTAAGATCATTCATAGATTCAGGCTGAGTGCAACAACTATTTTCAACTTTCTGCATCTTTTCTCACCAGACAAACCGCACACACTTCTCAACATCTGAGGACACATTGACAGCTAAATACCCTTATTGAGACTGAATCCCCTAGATGTAGGCATATACCATACAATCGTATGCATTTAGTGGCACCTATTCTCAGCTCATTGAGAACTACTCGACCAATCCCCCACGCTATCCCCAAATAAGCACGTTTCAGAGCCCTATTCACTGCATAACTAAATACCAATAGGTAGTTTATTCCCACCATCACACACACTTTAACATATCAGCCTATCATGATACGTTGATATGAGAGGGATGCAGAACGCACCAGGGAACAGGAAGGATACAGAGCAGACTAGGGAATCCATCACCCTCGCACCAAAACAAAACCACTACACGGGGAGGGGGTTGGAGACGGATGGCAGCTGGCTAGTAGGGATACGTAAACCACCCTCTAAAAAATAGCCATTCTCATGGGCTTCTGAGACATGTCAAATCTAGGGTATTTCCGCCGTTCGCTCCGCTCACCGACTACAGAAGGTTGCTTATGTCTGGATACAGCTTCGCCTATCAAGGAATAGTATTGTTTATGAGTCCCGAAATGGGACTTTGGGTATGTATATACATAGTATTACTTATGAGTCCCTATTTGGGACTTTGGCTTCTTCGTGGTATATCCATGAGCGTAGGGCAAAGTCGGAGCGTTTAACTTGGCCTTCTGAGCATAGGTCTACGAGTTCTTGTGCTGACTTCTTGGATTGTTCTGCCGTCATGCCAGTAGCCTCCTGTATGGCTTCTCTGCACTCCTCAAAGGGGATAGGTGGCTCGTAGCCCTCTGGAGCCTTGTGAACCTTTGGGTAGACCTTGTGGACTACTCGGCCAGATGGTAGTTTGCGACGGAATAGATATCCAGCTTCCTCTAGCTCCTTCATGGCCTTGAGTATGGACTTGCGCCCCTCCTTGGACTCTTGGGCGATTCTTGCGGCACAGAAGTCCCAATTTGGCGGCTTGGACTTGATGTATGCCCACAGTCCCTTAGCCTGCATGGATAGGGTTTCGTCCCATAGGACGTTGTTTGGAACTTGTGCAAATCCCTTAATCACAGAGTCCCTCCGATTCTAGGACGTTTTCTACGTCTTTGCCTGCTCCTACGCGCTTATATTCATTGGCAACTCTCCTAATGGCGGCCTTTGCTTCGCTTGGTGTACAGCTAAACCACTCACCAATAGCTCGACTTTCCTTCAGGTTGGCGTGGGTTAGTTGTTCAAGCATCTGTGCCCTATATTTGTTTTTGCAGGGATGTTTATAATAAACCTTTAGCTTACGCGGGTTTCCAGTCTGCAAACCTCTCAGCCGACTATTGACATTGTCAGCCTTTCCTACCTTGCAATATCCAGATGGATCAACGATCACGTATACATAACTTTTCATAACACAAAAATACCCACCACAACGGAAATTGAGAAAGGGGCACAGAGAGGCCGAAATCCGAAGGGTGGGTTAAATTGATGTATATTGAACATGATCTCTGTTTGTCAAGCTAGTTTCTCACGCTAACTATTATTCTTAGATAGAAGCATATTTGCTTCGTATTGTCAAGTATTATACCATAGCACTTCGTTAATCCTTTGCAAATTGACAACTTTATTGTCAACTCTGAATACATAGCGAAATATACCTGATATTTGGTATAAATAGTTATATTTGCTGAGTTAGCTTGACAAGGTGCTGTAGATGTGCTTAGGTGGGAGCATGAAAAACGAATATACACCGAACGTGTGGTGCTTAGTGAAGCATCACGGCGAAACGAAGGTTCTGGGAAGCTGGCGAGGCGGATACCTAGATGGGGACTCATGGAGGCTGAATAGCGGGATCGTAAGCGTCGAGGACGACGGAGATGCTTGGGTATTCCACGGAAACAGCGGGTCTGCGTATCGCTGCCGCAAGGGTGCGTATGGGTATTCTCCGTATGCTGCTGCGTCGCTGCCATCAGATGTGGACATAAAGGGGGTTGAATCAACCCTTGAGTTTATCGAGGGGTTGACAAAGCCAGAATCTTCTGATACAGTGACAACATAAACTAGGAATTGTCTAGCACAATAAACTAGAGTTCTTTGAATTTTGCAGATAAAACCTGACGGTCAATCCCATTGAACCGCTGTCGAGGTGTGGCACTACCGCAATCCTTCGGGGCAAAAGTGCTTTGACTTTGGGAGGTGGATAGTAACCTTCAAGGCGATGGGTCTGCATTATATTTTACTTTACGGAGGTTACGGTATCTGGGTATACAAGCAGTCTTGAAAACTGTCGGCAGTAGTGATGCTGCGGGGTTCGAATCCTCTAGCCTCCGCCATAGAGAATACTGAGGTTGGCTCCTCAAGCTCTTTGCTAAAGAGTAGGTCGTTTAGGCGACGTGGTTCGATGCCACTATTCTCTGCCATTTTATGCGGGGAGGCGAAGGACGCCACAGAGTCTCATAAGCTCTGCTTCGCGGGTTCAATTCCCGCCCCCGCAACTTTGGTCATGTAGCTCAATTGGTAGAGCACCTGTTTTGTAGTCAGGATGTTGCGGGTTCGATTCCTGTCATGACCTCCATTTTATTATGACAGAAGAAAAACCAATCAAAGAGGTAATCAAGGAAATGCCCATTATCCCGCATACGGAAGGCGCATCTGAGTGAACCTATACCGAATCACCTACGACAGACCAATGTTCCCGCAAGACGGGACGACACAGACAATCAAGCGAGCCAGAGACGAAGCCAAAGCCAAGGAATACGCTAAGAAATCAGCCCGTGGCAGCATCCGAGTCCTAGCCGTAGATCAAGTAAGAACTATAGATGAATCTTAATCAAGGACATGGAAGCTGAATCACTAGACAGACTCTTTGAGGAGATTTACGGCGTCAATCCCGACACATGGGGGAAGGTTCGCCAATACTTAATCAAGACTTGGAACAGGGGCTACCCGATTGGATATTATGGAAACTGAACTAAGCATTGAGACTGAGCGCACCCTGCGCGAGAAGCTGATCGAGGAGCAGAATGTAGTGCGTCCTGGCCCTAACCTAGCTCGGCAAGACCCTGAGCGGTGGCTAGACGTGGCATCTGGGCTGGTTCGTGGCGTGTCCATCAAGCACTTCCGCGATAAGTATAGCATGGACTACTATACGATTAAAAAGATTCAGAACTCGGTCTGGCCTAGTATCGAGGAGTTTCGCATCAATCAGGCGAACGAAATCGACGTGAATCTGTCCATGATGGACGAGGCTATCTCTGGCAAAATGAACAAGGTGCTTGAGAAGGGCGACTTTGATCTGGATGAGGCTAAGTCCATGAAGGAGATGGCAGTGGCTACACAGGCTCTAGGACAGCGTAGTAACCGTCTTCGTGGCGAGGCTGATGTCAGGGTCGAACACAAGCAGGTAAAGACACCTGCGGAGTATAAAGCCGAACTAGAGGCAATGTTCAAGGAGAACGTAATTGAAGCGGAGGTCGTAAATGATTGTTAAGGTAATATATTACCCACCCCAATCAAAAATTGGGACTCTATCATTGCTTTCGTTGCGCTGCGACAACTATACCATATCCGAGGATGGATCATTTAATTTTTGGCTAAATGGTCAGCCAATTATGTTTATGAGCAAGTCATTGGTTGAGGCTATAGTTCCAGTAGAAATAGATACGTGCCATTTTATGCATGGGCAGTGATATGGCGAGATCGTGGAAAGTTAGAAAATGCGAGTGGTGGAAACATCTACGACCATTTAACAAGCGCCGAATGGCAAAGAAGGAACGACAATATTCTAAGAAGGAGAAGAGGGAAGATCATGGGTAAAGGATGCCAACCACGCAAGGGACATAATGCTGCCAAGCAGCGCAAGAACTACGACGAAATCGACTGGTCTAAGCCGAAGGAACCTAAGAAATCTAAGTGAATAGTTTCAAGCAGACCCCGCACCCCATTCTCAAGCCTATCCCGCTTGAGGAAATAAAGCGTTACGTTACGGTTAATGGTGAGATTGACGTGGATCGCGTCATGGAGATTCACCAGAAGATTCAGGAGCGCGAGGAGGTGCTGAAGCAGGCCGAGGAAGACCCGCTTAACCACGGGTTTGACCTTGAGCATTGGAAATATGCTGAGGCGATGCTGAAGCACTACGACTCTCTGATGTGTCTCGGCGGAAACCGCTGTCTCGGTGGACGTCAGCCAATACATTTGGTGGAAAAAGATCAGCTAGTGAATGTGGAGGATATTGATGGTCCATTTCAAGTTCGATCTTACGACGAGCGAACAGGTCTAGAAGTAATCCGAACTGCTTCTCATCCATTTCGTAAACCGAATCAGGATATATACCAAGTCCAGACAAGTGATGGTCAACTTCTTGAAGCGTCACTAAGCCACCGAGTCCTTGCAGATTCCCAATGGCGTTCTGTAGGCGAGTTGTCCGAGACTGTTTGGCCCGACGCTCATCTGTCCAATGAGGAGGCCGACGATTTTTCTGAGCTTCCGCTATTCGACGGCGACCATCTCCTGACCATTTTGGACATTGACCTTTTAGTGTCTGACGAAGGTGTTCGGCGTTTGTTTGAAACAATTCAAGATTCTCAATCGCGTTGTTCTGTTTGTTACCGTCTCGGTGATGGACCACTTCATCGCGTGTTAGGTAGCGACCAAGATGCTCCTCCATCACCAAGCGATGTTCTAGAACATATGGGGTGTGCTTACGGCGATTCGGATGATCTGGTGAATAAACTTCGATATACCCGTCTTTATTTACTGTCCGACCGCCCTTCCAGTCTGGATGACCTTCGCCGCTTCTGGGACCTGTCCTCTGACATTTTATCTGATGCTTCTTGCACACCTTGTATATCAGCTTCGCAGTTACGCGCTTATCAAGCGTTTCGCGGAGTTGATCCGCGATCCACTGTTGGGTTTTCCCGTCAGTCTCAATCCACTCGCGGATTTGATCGACGGGGTATTCGATTTTATTATGTTTCGGCATATGATGGTGGGATTCCTATTGGTGGTTATGACGGTAAGGTAGACTACTTTTGCCCCGTTGTCAAGTCTGATTACCTCCGAAATGATGTTGTATGGGATTTCGAGGTGGAAGATACTCACACCTATTTCATTGGAAATATCGTAAATCACAACAGCGGAAAGACAGAATTCGGGGCGAGGGCAGTCGTGAAGGCCGCCATTGAGAATCCAAACTCAATCATTGTCTGCTTCGCTCAGGACGAGGATGCGTCTGTTCGTATTCAGCAGTCAGCCGTCTACCGAAACCTGCCACCAGACCTAAAGAAGAAGGCTAAGGGGGCTGTAGAGTATGTTAATTACTCAGTCAAGAATGGATTCACTGGCGCATCGCTGATCCTGCCGAATGGATCACAGATACTTTTCCACAAATACTCGCAGTTCATCGCCAATCGAGCCAAGTTCGAGGGTCTTGAGCTAGGATCAAAGGAACCCAAGTGGATTAACATTGGCCTGTGGTTGGACGAATACCTTGAGGATGGCGACTTGGTGGAGACTATGCGCTTCCGCCTTGCTACCCGCAATGCAAAGATGGTTCTCACCTTCACGCCGATTGACGGATATACGCCATTCGTTGCGTCATACATCAAGGATGTTGAGACTACGAAGACCCGACAAGCCGAACTGCTTGACAATGAGGAGGTTCCGCTTACGCAGGTCAATGAGAAGAAGAACTGCGGGATTGTTTACTTCCACTCACAGCTTAATCCGTTTGGTGGCTATTCGCGAATAGCGAAGGAACTAGCGCACAGCACCCGTGACGAGATTCTGACTCGCGCCTACGGAATTCCAGTGAAGTCCATGACTACGCTGTTCCCGCTATTCAATACGAATGTTCACGTTGTCGATCATTTACCCCCTGATTTGAGAGACAAATCCAAATGGACAGTTTACCACGTTGTTGACCCCGCCTCTGCTCGCAACTATGTTTCCTTGTGGGCTGCGGTGAACGAAAGGCGCGAAGTTGTAGTTCTGCGTGAATGGCCTGACCGTGACACATACGGACCTTGGGCAGAGTTCGGTGATCCGAGGTGGAAGTTTGGTCCTGCCGCCAAGAAGCTTGGATACAATGTCAAAGGATATGTCGATTTATTCAAAGAAATTGAACATGAGCTTGGCGTTGAGGTGTTTGAGCGAATTGGAGACTCTAGGTTTTTCGCCGCTGAGAATGAGGACAATGTTGATTTATTTACGGCATTTAGCGAACATGGAATGGAATTTGTTCCATCTGATGGGCGACATGAGGATATGGGAATATCAAAATTGGATGAATATTTTCACTACAATCCGAATGTCGAGATCGACGAGATAAACAGGCCGCTAATGACCATTTACTCAAAGTGCGGAAACAGCATATACGCACTTCAGAATTACGGGCAAAACGGCAAGAAGGATGAACCGCTGAAGGACTTCCCTGACGGGTTCCGATACCTAGTCATGGCAAATGGAGGTGACGGGCCAGAGCATTATTTACCAGAAATGTTTGAACAAAAACAATCGTTTGGAGGATACTAATGAAGTGTAAAGATATAGCAAATGAATATAACGTAACGGCAATGCAGGTCGGAAGACTGCGAAAGAAATTCTTTCCAGATCATATGGGTGGGGAATTGAGCGATGAAGAGGTAGAAACGCTGATTGCCTATTTTGAAGATTCTACCGAGATTGACGAGCGAGACTCGATGGAGGAGGCCGTAAAGCCCAGATTCATTGAGGGGTTCGTTAGTTATGCACAGAAGGGACGCAGGCTTGTGGAGTGCAAAGTTCGTGGTGCTGGTGGAATTGAAACCGTCCACGCCCTAATTCCGAACGGTCAAGACCCCGTGACAATTTTGCGCAAGTCAATTAAACTTGAATATATTGAGAAATCTGATGGAACAAAACGATACCGACACGCCAGCCTCGCAAACTATGCATGGCCTGAAACATTCTAAGTGGGGCGGCGAATTGCCGTATCCCACTCAAACTGAACTCTGCTGCATTCGGGATGATTGGATGTCGTGGGAATTGCTGTCAAGGGGCATTCTGCTAGGAAGTTTCGGTGGCATGGAGCCGCAGGACATAGCAAATGTTTGCGGGTATCCATGCGGTGCTGGCATTCGCAAAAAGTCCCACAAGGCGATGGAAAAAATCAAGGCAACGCAAGCCGTATAATATAGCTTATGGCAAATGAATTAGTTGAGGGTTTGTCCTATGCGGGTAGCGAACCCGATATGGTTGTCATCCCAGATATTTACCAGCAAGATGTGTCTAATCACTCTGGCTTTGCAGATCAATGTCGAGATTCACGCAACCAGCGTGTGAATTGGTGGCCAGGGAAGACGCTAGACCAGCGAAAGCATGGAGTCGATGCAAAGCCGTGGCCGAACTCCTCTGACGTAGAGGTTCCCGCATATGATGTTCGTGCGAATACCCTCATTGCGTATGCGATGAATGCCATTAGGGATGGCAATATCACAGCATTACCAGTTGGCTCAGATGACCCAGAGCAGTCTGCGTCTACGTCTACCTTTTGCCGATGGATGCTGGACACATGGATTCCACGGGCGTATGACCATATCGAACTTTCCCTGAATAACATGGGCGAGAAGGGGTTTGCAGCCACATGGGTTGGGTGGGAGGAGCAGCCAAGAGAACACCTAGAGAAGACCAGTCTTGAGCTGATTGCCGCTCAGGATATGGAACGTGCCGAACTTTTTGCCGATCCTGATCGTGTGGACGAGGCAATTGCTACGCTCCAAAACGAGTATGATTTTGTAGACGAGAAAAAGGCAAAGAAAGCACTGAAGCAGTTGCGGGAGACTGGAGAAGCTGACATTCCAGTTGTCAAGAATGACATCAATCGTCCAGTAATTGAGGCAAAATGCCCACGCGCTGACATTATCTTTCCGTCATGGACAATGAATGTCGAGGACGTGTCTCGCGTTCACATTCGCCATTTCATGGATATTCAAGGGTTGCGGTCTGCGCAGTTTGCTGAAGGCTGGAATAAGCAATGGGTCGATGAAGTCGAGGACAAACACATGGGAGTCACGCAAGGTGACATTGAAGGTCAATACGGCAATCGGAACCCATACTTCGCAAATCAGACCGCAACTCTATTCAATGCTGGAAACCGCAACGCGGAGGAGCTAGTTGAGGTAGTTCGCACCATTCAGCGCCTAGTTGATAAAAAGACTGGTGCTATTGGGTATTACCACACGGTTTGGTGCCCTAAGCAGATGCAGGCTACCAATAAGCGCAAGACATCTAAGGTTCAGTATGGCACATTTGAGCTACTGAATGGATGGGACGAGCTGCCGATTGCGCTCACGACGCTTTCGCGGGATTCAAAGAACATCTACGACCAGCGCACATGGGGCGACCTAATGCGCGGAAATCAGGCTCAGGCTAAGATTGCACGCGATTCTTGGAATGACCAGCAGAGCATTCACTCAAATCCACCACGTATGCACCCAGCAGGACGCCCCGCAAGCATGTGGGGGGCGGGAGCTACATTTGCTGCTCGACGCGGCGAGGAGGGTCTGTATCGCACGCTGGATGTCCCTGACACGCTTCGGACTGGTGTAGAGCGCGAAACGTTCTTGGCTGAAGAAGCTGACGCAATTATGGGGCTTTCTGAGGATTCACAGAACTCTATTGCTCGACGACAGGAGTTTGTGAACCGCGCACTTGACCACGTGGCTGAGATTGTTCGACTGGCATATAAGGCCTTCCAGAAGTTCTACGATGGTCCTGATCTATATTTCAGAGTTACTGGAGTCCCAGACCCGCAGGTATTTAATAACACCTATTTCCAAGAAGAACTGGACGTGAAGATGGTTTATGACGTGCGCCTAGGAGACAAGGACTACGTCAAGGAGAAGACCGAGCTGCTGCTGCAACTGGCAAATGCTGATACCAACGGAACATTTGACCGCGATCAGGTGCTACAGGTGGCTGCATATTTGAACATTCCTCAGTTTGCTGGTCGTATCCTTAGACCAAAACAGGAAGCTGAAGCAGACATTGTTAAAAACGTAGCTGACGATCTGACGCTGATTTGGGCTGGAAACACGGTCAATGCACGACCAACTGGAGCAAATGTAGCACTTAACTACATTCAAGGATACGTTCAGCAAGAGAGTATCATTCGACGCACACAGGAGGATCAGAACTACAGTGCCGCACTGAATGCCTATATTCAGCAATATCAAATGCAGATTCAACAGCAGCAAAATGCCGTAACTGGGCGACTTGGCGCACCGCAACAAGATATTAACAATGTCTAATCAAATATCCTACGACGATGCGCTGAAGTTCTTTCAGTCGCATGAACTCTACTGGGAGGCACTGCTGAATGGGTTGGAGGCAAAGCGTGAGTCCTACATTGCAGACCTGAAGCGTAACGCGGAGACACCCACATGCGATGAGCGAGCCGATTCCAAGGCAATTGGGGGTATGCTGGCAGTAGATGACCTTATATACGACTTCAAATTGCCCATTGAGACTGACGAATAAGGCCAAGGGCAACGCAAGCCGTATAATGTATTTATCGTATCACCAAACGTTATTGGTTGTAAATTATGACAGACGCAAATCAAGGGGATATCTCCGATGCCCCTCAAATCTTATCGGATGACGGTTCTGTATCTGAAGCAGGCTTATTGCAGGCTTTAGCACAAGAGAATCCCTTCGCGGAAAAACAACAGCCTGAATCGGTAGAATCCGAGGAAGCCGAAACTACAGAGGAAGTTGAAGAACCAGAAGTGGTTAATGAGACGGAATCTCAAGAGGAGGAGTCCGAAGAATCCAATGAGGAAGTGCAAGAGGAAACCGCAGAGGAAGATGGAGATGTTCTTTCTCAGATTGACGTAGACGATCTTTCCATTGAGGACAAGATTGAACTAGCAAAACTAATTGGATCGGATGTTGGGCAAGACAATGCCAAGGTTCGCCGCGAAAACGCCATGCTCAAAAAGGAATTGGAGAGCTATAAGGCGCAGATCGAGGATGGCCTGAGCGAGTTGAGCGCAATCCCGCAGGAGTTCAAGGGGCTTAATAGCACCGATACTCTTGATGAGAAATCCAAGGAATGGCGTAACTACAAAGACCAGATTGATGACATGCTCGTTAAAACCGACGAGGAGTTTGAAATCAATGGTGATTGGGTGAAGCGCGAAACCTTGGCTCAGTGGGGCAAGCATTACGGTAAACTACTTCAGGGTGTTCCAGAGTATCGACAAAAACTCAAGGATGCTCAAGGATTTTCAGAATCCAAGGTCGTTGAAAAGTTGAAGGCTGATTTGCCTGATGTTGAAAACGAGGACTCTGAGTTCTACAAGAAGTGGCGTGACATTGTGGATGATCCGCAAATGAAGCTGGTTAAGCACATTGCACCTAAGCAATTTGCTAAGGTTCTTGAATTGGCTGCTCACTCGGTAGCCTTTAAGGATACACCAAAGTCTACGAAAAAGCTTAAACTGCCACTCAAGAAGCCAAAGAATATTGGCACTCGCTCAAACGCTGCAAAGCAAGTGAGTTCAAATAAGCCAAATAAGGCCAAGCAGGAGGCAAGAGAGCGTATTCAATCTGGAAATTACACAGAGAATGATTTGGCGCTGACGATGTTCGGATCACAAATCCGATAAACCGATAACAAAATCTTAATTATTACGAAAAATGTCTGGAGCAAATGCATATGATACTACCAATCCTGGTAGTGCAGTATCTAATCGCGAAGACCTCGAACAGGGCGTATATCTGATTGATCCAGATAGCTCCCCAATGTGGTCGGCGCTTAACAAGGAACAGTGCGACAACGCGCAAGTAGAGTGGTCAGTGGACAAGTATGATCCAGTTGATACTACCCAAATTGCGGAAGGTGAAGACGCTGTTGCCTTTGATAACGAATACGAGCAACTTGAGCGCGTATTTAACTATATTGGTATTACTCAGAAGAAATTCTTGGTAACTGACGTTCAGGAGATGTCTGATTCTGCTGCTGGCGCAAACTACGCTGGTTCCGCTATGAAGGCACTCAAGGAGTTGAATCGCAACTCTGAGGCAATTACACTTGGTCAGCAAGTTCGCGGCATTAGTGGCGCGACTCGCACAGCAGAAGGTGTTGCCGCACAGCTCAGTTCCAATACTAACATCTTCTCCGATGAGTATAAGATTCCAACCGCACAAGAGGTCACGAATACCGCACCAACTGAAAGTGCTGTTGATGATGTCCTTCAGTCGATTAGTGACGAAAGCGGTAAGCTGAAGCGTATGCGCGTATTTGCTGGCAGCTCTTGGCTGAAGGCTTTTGCTGCGAATACAATGCGCCTCACAAGCACAACTGACAACTTCCGCACCCGGGTTAATATCAACGGCCAAGAGGGAACAATCGTCAATAAGATTCGCATCTACGAAGGCCAGCACGGGTCTATCGAGGTTCAAGACCTAAACACCGAAACTCTATATGACAAGGTAGACAAGGACATGGCCTATTTCATGGACTTGGAATATGCCTCAATCAAGGAGATGGGTGGACTTGTTCAAAAGGAACTTCCCGACCTTGGTGGTGGTCGTCGCGCTGTATTCAAGCGTTACTTCGCACCAGCCATCAAAAACCCAAAGGCACACGCCTACTGGGATGGTATCACTGCTTAACACTTAATATAGGAGATAAATCATTATGGCTGATATTAGCGTAGCAAAAAGCACTGGCCCAGATAGCATCAATGAGAGCGTGTTTCTAAAATACGAACTCAAGGTTTCTTATGTGGACCTTATCAATGGTGGCACTTATGCCGACGACGACACCGCAACACTTGAACTCCCAGCCAAGGCTGGTCAGGTTGTTACTGGTGTTGGTGTCCAAGTTGTCGAATCCTTCGATGACAGTGGCGCGGGTGCAACCCTAACTCTTGACGTAGGTGATGGTTCCGACCTAGACGGTTTCATTGATGCGGCTGAGATTCACGCAGACGGCACACCAGTGACCTATGCGTATAATACTGGCGATCTTGTAGACGGAACAACTTCAGATCAAAAGGTATTTGTTACAGACGGAGATGTAAACTTGACATTTACCCCAACATCCTACAATCTGGGTGAACTGACTCAGGGTGAGGTTATTGTTACCGTTTACTCTGTAACCATCTAATTCAACTGGGTTGGGGGCTTCGGCCCCCGCCCTTTTTATTTATGCTTGATCTAATCGAAGGGGTAAAGGACGAGGATGCTTTCAATGAGGGTGTCCAAATGTGGTATAACGGCGAGTTCCAAAAGGTCATGCACTTTCTTGAGGATGAGCTTCGAGAGTGCGCAAAAGACGCATGGGACTTGAACGAAATGAATAATGGCGATAAGCAGCTCTTATGCTCTGTCCCTGTCAAGCTTTACAACATTGTTTCTGCGCAATACGGTCCCGATGCGTGGAAGGACAAAGACTTCATTGAGTGCTATCAGCGATACATGAAGCAAACATTTTTGGCAAAACCATCTAGCGAATTTGGTAAATGAGTTTAACAACGCAGCCATATTCTGATTTACTTGCAGAGGTTGAGGCAATCTCTGGGCAGACTCTAACTGGAACGGAAGTGAACAGGGTTGGAAGATTGCTTAATCTTGCCGCGCGTCGGGCATACCGCGAATCTGTATGGTGGGAGCGGTATTTGGTCGTGAGCCAACCACGAGCCGTTGAGCGAGGAGAAATAAAAACATCGGAAGATAGCTATCAGGTATATGGCGCAGGAACTAGCGAGGTTAATGGGCTGTATGTTCGCAACGGCGACCTTAATGGCTACCCCAAATATACACTCTACAAGGACGACGAGGCACAGTATTCTCTGGCAGTCAATCTTCCGCTAGCAATAGCAACTTGGACAATTTACCCTGGCGATGGATCGGCTGGTCTTGAGCTATACGTCAATGTTGTAGATACTGATGTTACTGCCATACCGCCAAAGACAGGGTGGGAAGTTGGCTCATCTTTTTTATTTCCCCCAATACCAAACGCCGATGAGCCAGCGCCAATAGTTACGGGTCTTGACGACATCGACACCTGTATGATGGTAAACCGCGAAGACATTTTAGAATGTCGCGGATACTACCCGATCCAATTTCATGTCTCAGGTAGAGGAATCGTCATCAATAACAGCCAAAAGGTAGACAGTGACGTTGCCTATGTGACCTACAAGAAAACCCTCTCGGATGAATATGGCGATGGAACTGGTGGAACAGTATCTGATGTTCCGTCAGAATGGTTCAACTATATGGCGCTTTATGCTGCGAGACAGTTGCAAATCAGCCAGCGACAAGGAAACAGCTCACCATACGCAGTAATTGCCTCAAGGGAGGTAGACGAAGCCCTTCAGGACGAGCTAATGAAACTTGAGGAGCAAAATATTTCAAACGGAATCGCTAAGCGAATCCAAACTCACATGCAATATAATACCCAACTTCAATAATTATGGGAACACGACGAAACGATACACTAGAGCAAGGTTCCAATGGTGGACGCATCTTAAACGTTGGTGAGGGTGCATTAACTGACGTTAACTATGGCGGTCTTCTGGTTGTTGAAGCTGCCGTTTTAACATCATGGACATGTAACCTTGACAACTCCGCAGACCTAGTGGGGGTTACGCTTCCTGCTGGAATCTACATTCCTGCACAAATTAGTGCAATCAATGTAGCAAGCGGAACAATGGTAGCATACAACGACTACGAATAATGCCCTGCTTCGGTTTAGGACTTGGAACCCAAATACCAAGACGGGTTCTTTTTTCGGGACTTCTTGACGAGTTCCCAGGCGCAGCAGCAGCCTATAGCCCCTTGGCACTGTCAAAGGATTATGTTTCTGACTTGCCGACTGTTTATGTTCAACGTGATAGTGATGACGCTTTTTCCAACTTCACTCAGCAGGAAATAATAAACGGTGACTTGCTCGCATGGGCGCAGGGAGGTTCGGTTTATGTTCATACATATTACGATCAGTCGGGGAGTGGTAACAATTTGACGCAAGCGACAAGATCGGCGCAGCATCGAATTGTAAAAGATGGGGTGTTAATAACACAGCAAGAAGCTGTTGCATGCTTAAATGGAGGCACGACTTACTACGACTTCGATTCTGCCGTATCACTGACTGGTGATTTCTCCATTTTTTCTGTTGTCGAATATGGCATTGGAGGAAACGGAGTATTGCTCGGGGACACTACATCCAATAACCCAAGGTTGAGGGCAGTTGATACCGCTTCAGAGTGGGAAATTTTAAACGGAACGGGAGAAGTAAATATAAGCTCAGGTTGGACAGGTGAGCGTCAACGGTTTGCGCATATACGAAACTCATCAAACGTGAATCAAGCGTATAAGTTTGGAAGCTCCATCGGGTCGAAATCACTAAGTGGAACCTTTACGTTCACTCGCGCTTTTTCAAGGAACAGCGGCATTGATTCGATTGATGGTAAAATCCAAGCGTTGATTATTTATCCGTCAGATCAAACCGCGAACCTTGATGGCATTGATTCTGCGCTAGATAAGCTACTACAAAAGCCAAAAGAGATTTATGTGATGCTTGGTCAGTCGAATATGGTTGGCAGGGCAGTTGACGGAACTAACCTAACCAGCCGTTCCGCCGATGGGCATTTGCAGGAGCGGAGAAACTTGGGTGGGGTCAATGAGTTTTATGGCAGATTTATCGACTATTATCCATCAGGATCGGTCACTGGCTTTGGTCCCAATGTGGGCATGGCTCGACAACTATATGTAGACGGGAATAGAAACATAAACATAATCAGATATGCTATCGGCGGAGCTAGCATTGCCTCTTTCTTGGATGAACCAAGGCGATTGCTTGACCCACAAAACGATCTCCCTCCTGGCGATACGGATCAATGGGACTCTATGGTGTTGTATCTGAACAATGCAATTGCTACCACACTAAGGGACTCTGGTTCTCCATACACTATTAAATTTGTATGGTATCAGGGCGCTGAAGATGCGAACTACACTGGCTCCGAGGGGGGCTACACTCAAGACTTGTCTGGAATGTATGAGACTCACCTAACTAGGCTAATTGAGGACTTAAGGGCAAATATCAATTTAGCCAGTTCGTCAACTCCGTGGGTCATTATTCGCTCCCCGGATTGGGGGGCTGGCCCAGGCAGCGCAAAGCCGGGTCAAACCGAGGTTCGCGCAGCTCAAGTTTCCGTCGCAGATGCAGACGGCAATGCTCAATGGCTAACATCAGACATTAACCAGGGCGTGACTACTACATGGGAGGACGCCTCCCATATTGACGCAGCATCACAGGAACGACTAGGCATTGATTTAGCAGCAATAATCTAATCCCAACAGAGGAAATCTAATGGCATACACAAACGGCAGATGCAGCATGAAGCGTAAACTCACAAAGAAACCCACAAAGAAGCTGGCAAAGAAGCCAATGGGCAAACTGGTTCGCAAGCCAAAGAAATCACTACGGAGGAAATAATGGCCGAAAAGACACTCAAGGAGCATTTAACGCTTTCCATCTCCATTATCCTTGTTGGTGGACTCTGCCTTGGGTGGGTTGGGGGTCGGGCAATCGACTACACATTCAAGGATGTTCGAGACAATACTATGTTTCGCGTATCGCAAACAGAAGAGAATAAGCACCTGAACGAGGAAATCGAAGAACTTAAAGAGGCACTGTCAGTGCTTCCTAAAATGTCGGAAACTCTGGTGCGTATTGATGAGAGAATAAGGAATTGGGAGCCATCGGAATGAAATGGATCGCGGCTATCACACTTATCGCCTTCTCAAGCTTGTCTGGGGGTTGCAAGAGTGTCAGAGAGCCAGACGTGACAGCGACGGTTCGGCTGTGGAGGACACAGGAAGGGATAGTGACACTGACAACAGTGGACGGAGTAACATACAAGACAACAATGGACGTGAAAGGACTATATGAGTAGCACGAAATTCTTATGTATCACAGCCTTGGTTCTTTCGTTGGTATTCGGAGGGATCGTCGCGGGCTTCCTAATTAGCGGGAGCCAAGTCAAGTTCAACGGAGAAATCCACATCGGTAAGCCGACCCCAATCTTTCAGATATTTCAAGTGCGCGAAAAGCCAGAAGCATGATAGTTAAATCACAGTTTAAGAAATGGAAGTGGAAGTTCACCAAGGATCAGTATTTCGTCCTTCCTGATTCTTCGATACCTGAGCGCGGAAAGACCTACGCCATTCTCAGCAACTCTGGGAATCCTGTGGTTTCACTCCGAAACGGGATGCTGCGAATCCACCGACACTACCACTTCAACGGAGCAGACTACGCACCTGACTTCAAGGGCGGATTGCCGCATTACGCGAAGCACGACGCAATGTGCCAGTTGGCTGAAAAGTATCCAGAGATTACCCGCGAGATGGCTGACGAGGTGCTAAACCCATCGCACATCACTTTTCCACCGCTTCACCTATGGATTTACTACCCAGCGGTTAAGCTTTACTCTAAATTCACAAAAAAGGACAAATAATGATTACTCAAGCCGTAGCAGAAGTAGCAGTAGGCGCAGCAGCGGGCGGAACCTTCCAGATGATTTCTGAGGTCGTAAAGCTCGGACAGTCCTCGTTGCTGACCATTCGTGACCTTGCAGTGTCCCAGAACGAGCAGGCTCGCAAGAACCTAGAAACCGTCACCAAGGAGCGCAATGCAGCAGCCAAGCGTTCATCTGCGTGGTTGCGCGGAACTCTGGCTATTATCGCCTTTGTCGCGGCATTCATCTTCCCGTTCATCACTGGAATTATCGAGGTTCCAACTGCCATCGTTCAGGAAGGGAAAGGCGGCGGATTGCTCTGGGGATTGATTGAGTTCGGGGGAAAGATGAAGGTGACTGAGGCGCATGGATTCGTCATGGGTCCTGAGTTCTGGAGCACTGTTCGGGTGATTTCTGGCTTCGTATTCGGAGTTGGTGGTGTAGCAACTGGACGCAGATTCTTTTAACGGGAGATAATTTATAGATGGCAACAAGCTTAACAACAGTTACAGGTCGGCTCCTAGACCCCGCAGGGAATGCGGTGGCTAATGAGTATGTTTACTTCTACTTGCGTCAGACTGGCGCAGATGAGAGCGTTACACCCAACGAGGTGTTTTCCAGCGGCGACAGGGTAGAGGCTCGGACTGGCAGTTCTGGAGACATTAGCGTTGATCTATGGGTGAACGATGAGTCTGGGATTGAGAGCTTGTTGATGGTCACTACCAAGACAAATAAGATTGATCCCAGCTTGGTTATCATTCCGAGTTCTGCGATTGGCGGGACGATTGACATTGCCGACTTGCTGATTAATCATCAGGCAGAGAGCAGCCCCCAGCAGTCAACAGTCCTTGACGCTTCTAAGGCTTATACGGATTCCGAGCTTGAGTCATTTGCGGCTGATCCATCCTACGTCGCTACCTTTGCTCAGGTTCCGTGGAGGACTGGGATGGACGTTTACTCAATCGCAGAGGTTGATGCGTTAATCGGTGGCGGCGGGGTTGACCTCAGTGACTTTGCCGAAGACCCAACCAGCAACGGATCGTTCAATGCTACGAACTGGAAGTCTGGCCTTGGTCTGTCACCTACGGACAACGTAGAGTTCGGTCAACTGGAAATAAGCACACTGACATTAAGCGGGACACCAGTTACAGGGATCGTCACAACGACTACTGACGATGATTCGGTGATTCCGACGAGTGGTGCTGTGGTGGATGCTATTGCGGCAGCAAACCTTGTCATCAGTAACGAACTGGATGAGTTCGCTGGCGACCCGACATATCTTGCTGCGTTTGATCCCGTAGCGTGGAGAACTGATTTGGATGTTTATACTACATCAGAAGTTGATGCATTGATTTCAGGTGGCGGCGCAGAACTTAATGGCTTTGCCGCTGATCCGTCCAGCAATGGTTCATTTAACTCAGCCAATTGGGTAAGTGATCTGAGTCTAAGCTCAACAGACAGTCCCACCTTTGATGGCTTAACTCTCACCTCTTCATTATCCCTGTCTGGGGACTCCGTGAGTGATATTGAGTCCGTCATCACTGACACTGATTCAGCACTTCCTACCAGTGGTGCAGTCGTGGATTACAATGCACTGAATCGCGCTGTAACACAGATTATTGTAAAGCAAGCCTCAGACTTAAGCGGAACCTTGGACAGCACCAAGGTTTATGTCATTGACGGAATAATCGACATGGGTAGCCAGACGATTGAGGTTCCATCTGGAGGCTTATCTATCATTGGGTCTACATTCGACGTATCTCAGCTTACTAGCTCCGCAAATACTTACGATATGTTTACGTCGCCAGTTGGCGGTAGCGGAAACTTAGTGATAAAAGATGTCGGCATTACGACAAGCGGAACTGGTTCCAGCGTGTTCGCACTAACTGACGCGACGGGTTTTAATGCAATCGAAATCAAGGTTGTCAACTTCAATAACTGTACATCTCTAGGCTATCTTGACGGTTATCGCCAAGGGCTTGAGAGCGGCACTGGGCGATTTGGCGGCACACCTGAGCTTGAATTTAGGAGTGCATGGGTTGGCGGCTATCGAACAGAAACCACAATCGCACGCGGAATGAGCAACTTCACATCGCTATTCAAAGCAGGGGCGGGCTTTACTTATGATGGCCGTGTCATTCTTGGCATGAATTGCGACCTACCAGCAACAGGCGCATTCTGCGACTTTGCGGCAAGTAATATCGACAATGACGAATCGTTGCAACTTTCTGACTGCCGTGTAACTCGTGCTGGAGTTTTGGATGCTTCAGATACCACAATTTATCCGAACATTGACCATACCAATGTGAAGTGTTTGTGGACGGATAACGCTGGACTGCCGAATACTACAAAATACATCAAGGGTAATATCACTACCGAAGTTACTACTGTCGTATCGGCAACCAACACATATTACCCGTTAGCGGGAACATTTACGGTAGAAACAAGCTCGCATTTGGACATGCCATCAAACGGCGAGTTCCGACTGCTATCGGGCAATGGGACGTATCAGATTTTGGGTGATTTTGTGATTGATGGATCAGCCAACGATGTTGTTGATATGCGCGTAACGAAAAGCACAGATGGGGGTGCAACATGGCCCACAGAAGTTATACACATCCGTAGACAAATAAACTCGCTTGTTGGTGGCCGGGATGTCGCCTTTTTCCCAATAAATTTCATCGCCACTCTGCAAGAAGATGACCGTGTTCGCCTTGAAATAGAGAACACAACAAGCACATCCAACCTAACAGCAGAGCTGGATTCATACCTCATTGTTACAGCCATATAACTAATGTCAAGAGATCACGGAAATAACAGATTCGACCTATTTGGATCACCTGAGCTGGTTAAGCTATACAACGGACGATATCGTGTAAGCGTTCGCGTAGAAGTCACTGATGCTCAGGAGGATTGGTATTCAGCCAACAAGAATAACTTCTGGAAGGAGTTCGGTGCTAAGTATGGCGATCCCATTACAGTAGACGGAAAAACCGTTGATTGGGAGCCTGATACTGGCGAGGAATACGACAATCTGCATCTAGTATCCACCGACTTCGGATACCTTGGAGGCCAGAAGCAAGAGCCAGTCATCACGCTGATCTACGAGACGCTTACTAATGCATACGTCCAAGAGACTGACGATGCGGTTGATGTGGAGCTCAACGGACTGCGCCGCGTAACCCGAACCCTGATTGCACAAGAGGGAACTGCATACACTGGAGTCGCAGGGCAAAGTTTCATCACGGATTCAAGTCTCGACCTAGCGGAAAAGACACTCTATCTTGGGACATTCCAAGAGGATCAGAAGAACCCCAGCCAAGGTGGGTTCACCCGTATCACCGAGCAATGGCTAGAGCGGGGCGAGATTGCCCGTAGAGAGGACTTTGAGGATTCACGAGGGGTAATTAGCATTACATACTTCGGAGACTGCCCAGAGGCTCCTGACGGCTATACAGCGATAGGTAAAGAAGAGTCCAACGTTGGCGGATTCAAGACCTGCACAGTGACCTACGCGAAGGATGGCGCAATCATCTCTCGCAGCAAGGACAAGGTTGGTTCGCAGGTAGCTGTCACATTTGAGGTGTTCAACGGAACCGCTGATGCTGCTGACGCGAATGACTACGGAGATGGCAGCAACTACACTCTCGCAAACGAGGCTGAGTCCAACGTTGATGGCATACCTACACGCAGATACACGTTCCTTGAAAGTGGCTGCATCCTGTCTGAGTCCTATGATTACGTGGGTTCACAGAAAGCAGTGGTGCGCGAGGTGTTTGACGGAACGCCATTTACTCCATCTGGGTATCGGTTGGCATCTACGCAGGAGTCCGACTGGGAGGGCATTCCGACTAAGCGATACACGTTTCTTGAGCCGAGTATCCTTACGCTGTCGCAGGACTTCAACAATGGTCGCAAGCGGGTAAGCGTATCAGCCTTTGCGCTAACAGATAGTCAGGTTGACTCATTGCTCTCCGAGGTCACATCCAGCCATAAGCTAATCAGCCAGAGCGAGGGGGATTATGAGGGCATCAAGACATCTCAGTTTGTCTACGAGCTGGACGAGTCCTTCGTTGAGGACTACGAGCTTAACGGCTTAAAGAGAATCAGTCTCATTGAGCTTTCGCTGAGTTCGTTCACACCATACGAATTTGGCACTCCAAGTGCAACAGCCCCCACCACTGGGCTATATCTGGCAACTCAGGACATCGACAACGGTGGAGCTGTAAAGGTTCGCCAGTCCGTGTGGATTCAAGAGGGTCTTGTGAATACCGCATCTCGCTCTGGACCGACAAGTATTTCTGGCACAACGTATATTACATACCAGTCAGTCGGGTTGCCACACGACCTACCCGTGGACGCCGTTATTACCGAGTCTAGGGATATTGATATTGACGGATTTACTACATATATCCGAACCATACTTCAAGGTGACATCGAAGGCATTCAACAGGAATACAAAGACGTTGTAGATGTCTTTACTCCAGGAACGGTGGAATGCACGACCGAGGCAGTTTCATCTGGAGGCGTATCTGGGACAATAGCGGTAACGAATCACGTCCCGCCACGAAGGAAGAAGGTGGCCGCAACTGTCACTGTAGAGATTACGACAGACCCGCCAGACACCATATCGCTTGCGTATGACTTGGGTCAAATTAGCTGCTCAGTTACCTCTACCAATGTATCGCTTGCTGTTGGCTCTGGGGCAACTGTTAGCGTGTCGGACGGAAGCACATCAACATCTGACACTGGATATACTCAGTCATTCTCGGCTAGTGCCAATATCCAGACCTACCCAGGAAGCTACCTCACGCAATCCAGCAGCACTGGAACTATTAGTTACATTGCATCGTCGCAGCCTGTAGCCAACGGCAATATCATAACCAGAGATGAGTCCAGCAGCTCCAGAGATACGACATGCACTGGAACTGGATCAACTTCGGCTGACGGTTACGTAGAAACTGGAGTTATCAAGAGAGTATCACGACCAGTATTTAGCGACATTGACGGAATAACTTACTATGAAGTAATAACTTGGAGCGTATAACGGATATGAGTAAAGAAGGAAGACGACCAAAGGCGCGATTGAAAAGTGCTCGCCCCGACCTATTCACTAGATTCTCTGAGCCTATTACCTTTGAGGATAGAGAAGCCGCAATGGGGCTGACCGACACCACCAAGGGTCGTGAGGATTCGTTTTATACATACGACCAACCTCAGACAGAGCAACCGCAGAGCCATCAATTCTCCCTGCATAACGAGTCTGAAAGCCCAATACTTCAACCAGCGAATGAGTCCATAACCGCCATCCTTTGCATCAACGGCGAGCCTTTCAATGCATCGCTAAACGGAAGAATCACAGGGAAAGTATAATGCCAGTAGCAACTCCATTCACAGCACTAGGAAGGGGCAATGGATTTCCATATAAGCTAACTAAGGTTGATGTTTCTGATCGAGGCGACGGTCAACCGTATGACTACTGGGTTACGCTTGGTGGATTCAAGCAGGGCGATGCAGGCCCACCAACAGACCAACAGATTTCAGATTCACTAGCAAATGCAATGAAGCTGTTCTGGAACTACAACGGTCATTCGGTTGATTTTACGGTAGACGTGGACTTGACCGCACTCACCATTGACATTGAGCAAGGCGACTTTGACGGCGGAAATGTGACCGCTCCATTTGAACCCGAAGATAGGGTTTGCGAGGAAGACGGATGGTTTGTTTTCATCCAAGATCCATCTGGGTTTGAATCTATCGACACAGAGATATATCCGATTAGGATGTATGATGGCTCAACTGACGACGAGGAAAACTTTGTTGGCTATGGAGTAGATCTTGTGGGGTTTGATGCCTTTAGCCTCCCTGCGAGTTTTTTATTTGCATCCTATATAGATACAATCTCTGTGGGATCTACCTACGAATACAGCGATGCACTCGACGGCATGTGGTTCGTTGCGGCGGCAGAAACATTTGCAGGCACATCGTCAATCAACGGACTGACTGCTACGTTTTTGATTGATGATGGGAGCGGAGAGGTTGACGTAACAATCACCTACAAGGACTTCGACTTCTACACCTACCCTTGACATACACTTAAATATCTGATTCAATCTCAATAAAGGAATATTATGGCAAATCCATTTTTAGAAGCACTCGCAACATCCCCATCTGCTGGTACGCTTGGGATGTTTAACCCGCGACCAATACCAGAACTAACCCAAGCTCCGCAGGATCAAGTGACTCCAGAGCTACCTGCAATTCGAGCAGGTGCATCCCCAGCACTACAAGCCCCAGCCGCACCGATGGACACGCTGGGAGACATGCAGACTGGAGTATTTGGAGCGCCAATTGCGACACCATCTGGATTGACATCTCCAGAGGCGACACCAACGATTACCGCACCACAACTGGCTGCAAACGTTCCGCAGTCCCCGATGGCTCAGATTGATCCAGCGACAATGACGGCTGCTCCTCAGCCACCGTCTGGCGGTCTAGCTGCATTCGGAGGACGAACACTGAACCAATACCTCACTGATCCTACCGTAGAAGGCGCTGGATTAATGACAGACCCACAAGGACGCATGATTCCATCAGGCTTTGCGACGCGAGCAGAGGCATATCCCGCGTATGAGGCCGAGGCAGCGGCTAGAGAACAGCGCCTAGCGGATGCGCAGGCTGGACGTGCAGCAGGTGGAGAACCGCGAACATACGGCGGCTACAAAGCGTCTCAGCTTCGTGATATGGTTGGGGGTGGCAAGGCGCTCCAGCAGGCTAAAGCGTTTGCCGAGACTGGGCGTGATCCAGTCAGCGGCGACCCGATTAAGACTAACGAGGATACTCGCACACCAGAGCAGGTAGAGATGGATCGACTTGAGCTTGAGCGCAAGCGTCAGATTGTAGAAGCTGGTCGCTCCCCAGAGGCAACACCATCCGAAAAGCAGAGGGGATTGCTGGAAGAGTCCTTTGAGTCAGGCGCAATATCTCAGGCTGAGTATGATGCAGGGTTGCGAGCATGGAAGAAGAAGTTCTTGGGCATTGACCCATTTGATGTAGAAGAGGGGGGTGACGTAGTTTCGGCGGGGGCGGAAACGCCTGCGGAAGAGGGTGCAACTCCCTCCACCTCCAGCGCACCAGCGGTTGGAACAGTTCAAGGTGGATATGAATTTACGGGCGGCGACCCATCTGACAAGAATAACTGGAAGAAAGTCTAATACATGGCAGACCCTTGGGAACAATACAAGCAGGCAGAGTCATCGCCTTGGGAGTCTTATGCTCCACCATCTGACAGTCCTTGGGAGTCCTACGCCACCAAAGACCCGTCCTTGGGTCAAGTAGCGGCGGGCGTGGGAACCGAGGTAGCCACTGGAATCGGTGGGCAAATGGCTGGAACTGCGCTTGGGGCAACCATAGGCTCCGCCGTTCCCGTTGTCGGGACTGCTGTTGGTGCTGGCGTTGGATATACTGTTGGCTCACTTGGTTCTGGTATCGCTGGATCAATCGCAGCCCAGAAGATTGAAGGACGCGACGATATTAGTTGGGGTCGTGCAATTGCAGCGGGTTTAATCAACCTAGTTCCTGGTGGACTCGGCAAAGGTGCCAAGGGTGCGGCTACGGTCGGTAAGGTGGCAGCTAGGGAAGCAACCAAGGGTGCTGCATTCGGCGCAACTGAGGCTACGTCACGAGCCATCATTGATGAGAAGCGGCTTCCAACGGTCGAAGAGTTGGCTCAGTATGGTGGCGCTGGGGCGATGTTCGGCGGCGCTCTGGGTGCTGGTGGAAATATACTCGGACGCAAGCTCGCTGGAAAGACCACAGGACAAATTGATGATGACATTGCCAAGGGGTTCATCAAGGAGGAAGACCTATCTCCAATCTTCAATAAAGAAGACGCTCCAATGTTTTCATCTGAGTTCCGCAAGACGAGGGATGCATTGCATTCAGACATGGCGGCGCAGGCAATAGCCGATAAAGATGCTGGAGCCATTGGTCGCGTATTAGCATCTGTTGCACCCTCAAGGTTTGTGGGAAGGGAAGCGCAGCAGACAGCTATTGATTACCAGCGAAGGATTAAGTCTGCCGATGAACTTGGGTCAAAGATTGCTGATCGGGTTGAAAAGCAAATCGCTAAAAACCCAGACATCGCTCAGCGAGTAGATGATTATATTACTGGGGCGGCTCCGATGGACAAGGCAACCTTTGATGCTATTGGTCCAGAGCTTGAGAAGTATCGGGAGTTACGAAGAGAGTTCCAGCAGGAAATGGTTGACCTCCTCGATAGCGATGCATACGCGAGACTAAAACCAGAGCAGGCTCAAGCACTGCAAAAGACAATACAAGATTCCCTAGATACTGGATCGTATAATCGAAGAGAGTATAAGATGTTTCTTGATAAGAATTACTCCGAAGACCCAAAGCTAAAAGATGCTGCACTCAAGGAGCTTACTCAAAAGTTCGGCAGCGAAGAGGAAGCTCTCAAGCACATGGATATGTTGAGAGAGGGAAGTGCTCGCCGAAAAGAATACGACCCAAGGAATTTCTTTGGCGGTGGGGTTGACTCCATGATGAAGCGCCGACACAACCCTGGAGACGCTGAACGCAAGTGGCTTGGGGAAATAGTAGAGTCGCCCGAAAAGATGCGCGGCACACTTACTGGACTTGCTAGGTCGGTGTCTAGGGCTAAGGCAGATCAGGAGATCGGCAGGCAGCTTGTAGATGCTGGCGTGGCATCTCCGACACAGAAGGGTAATATGATTGAGGTTCAGTTGCGAGGGACTGGGCCAGAGGGAACTGGCATATACGCAACCCCAGAAGTCCAAGTTGCGCTGAATCAGATTTACCTTCCATCATCAGATAAGGGGACTGAGAATATATTCCTCCGAGGTTTGCAGGATATGTATAGTGCTGGCGTTGGAGCATCAAAAGCTTCCAAGGTTCTGCTAAATACAATCGCGTATCCCGTTCAGTTCTACGGAAACACCGCAAACTTGAGCGGCATGGGCATTAACCCGTTTCGCGGGGCTGCTCGTGGTGGTAGAATTGCGGCTATGGATGTTCCGATTCTTCGTGACATCATGCAGACCTTTGGTGGCAATACGCCGAAAGCCCGCCAAGCCATCCTAAATGACATTGATGAGATGGGAAGATATGGAATTAAGAATGCGAATGTGCTGGAGTCAGACATTCGCAAGACGCTGGAAGACGGTGTATTCTCAGGAATGCTAAACAAGGCGGTTGATCCACTCGGAAAAGCTTATAGCGTTCCCGACACAATGGGACGCTACGTGGGCTGGAAGGCGATGCAAAACAAGCTGCGTAACATATTCCCAGAATTGTCCGAAGATGAGTTGAAGCGTCGAGCAGCGATAGAAATTAACGATACTTACCAGAACTACGACAAGTTGTCTAACACTGTTAGGTCACTTTCTCGTTGGGGTGTTATGCCGCAGTTCGCATCCTTCACCTCTGAGTTTGCCCGAAACCAATACAACCAAGGGCGAATCATAAAAGACCTCCTATCTGGCAACTACAACAAAGACCTGCTCGATGCGCTTCCACCAGAGCGCCGCGCTCAAGCAGTTTCAGCGATGCGAAAAGAGGGGGCTAAGCGACTTGCTGCGCTTACCGCTGTATATGGAACCACGTGGGGTGCGGTGGAAGGGGTTAAGGCCGCAACTGGCGTGGACGAAGACAAGGAGGCTGCGCTGCGCGATGTTGTATATGATCCGTGGGACAAGGATAGGAATGTCATGGTGAAGCTGAACGAAGACGGAAACACTGGATGGACTGCTAATCCCAGCTACATCTCACCCCACGCCATAGGAATATCAGCTATGAAGGCTGGTCTTAGCGGAGAGGGTGAAGAGTCCGTGATTGGGCTTATCGCGGATGAGTTTGTCGGAGAGGGTAGCTTCGTTATGCAGGAGGCGTTTCGCGCATTACAAAACAAGAGCGAACAGGGTAAGCCAATTTCAAATGAGCTTAATGCACTTCGCAGCGCTCAGGATCGCATGTCCTACTTTATCCGAGAAACTTTCAAACCAGGTGTGTCCAAAGAAATCGAGAAGTTGAATAAGATTCGGCTTGGCGAGGGCGACCTCACTCTAAAGGAGTTGGGCGCAAGGCAATTGGGTCTACGAACCAATCCATTTGAAATCAATAAGGCAGCCCAGTCTACCATTCGCGGAAACAACGAAGCAGCCAAGGGAGCAAAAGCGCAGTATAATAGCCTAAAGAAATATGGCAACGCATCCCCAGCAGAGCTAGCGCAGAGCTACGAGAAGGCCAATCGCATCAATCAGGAAGCATTTGAGGCGTTGTCCCGAAACAACAAAAGCCTAGCAACGCTTGGAAGGTCAGAGGAGGAGCGCATCGAAATCATGCAGAAGGCTGGCGTCTCTTCGAGGCAGATAATTGATATATTATCTGGGACATACACGGCGCTCCCAAGGGACAAGGAGCCAACGACATCTGAGGTTTACGATAGCCTGCCACAGGGTCAAGCAGCGAAGATGCGAGAGATCAAAAAAATTGCGAAGGACAATCCAGAGATGGCAAAGCGACTCAGGGATACTGTTCGCAGAGAAAGGGCAACCTCCAAAATGAGCGCCAAGGATCGACTGCTAATGCGGATGAGCGTAGATGAGCGAACCAGATATATCATGAGGCAGAAAAACCCGAAAGGCTTCATGAGGACGCTCAGCCCAAGGATTGTCACGGAATCAGTTAGGGATGCTGTCATGCGAAGCAAGTAACCACAAAGAAGCCCCAACCTTTCGGAAGGGGCTTTTCTTTGCCTCTCAGATACCCCACAAGGCGTTTTGATTCCGCCCAAGGGTAAGTGTCGCGCAAAATCTAATAAGGCCATATATCGAATCTCAGGGCGTATGCTGCTAGGAATACAGCTACCAACGCTAGGGTCATTGCGAGTTCTATTAGGAAATCATTCATTAGGAGTGCTTATGATTCTGCAAAACACTATATCTGCTTGTTCTGTGGTAAATCCTCAATCCACCCGCAAGGGCAGTATGTTGAATCATCAGTCAGCGTGCAGAGAATTTCGCCGCAGGAAGGACAGCCAGACTCTCCAGCCACAAACGGGGGCACAGAACCAGCCGATGCGCTATCAACAGCGAGATCGCTGCCAGTATTATCCGTCTCGTGTTTATCCATAGTTATTCTCCGTTTGCTCGCTGTGAGCGATCTCAGTGTTATCAGAGAGAAATGCCGGAAAAATATCCCCAGTCTCGCGGTTAAAATCCGAGTCACACTCAAAGTCGCACTTATCGCATTCATACCACCTTGGGCCTTCGTCCGCTTCGTTCTCGTAGAGATTGCCCCCGCATGTGGGGCATAGATAACCAGCCGATGCGCTATCAACAGCGAGGCCGCTGCCAGTTTTATCTGTTTTGTCTTTGTCCATAGTTATTCTCCGTTCTTCTCGCTGTGAGCGATCTCAGTGTTATCATCCATCAGGTCAAACTCGGTTGGCAGTTCATCCTTCACGCAGTTAGGGTGGTATCCTAGACCAAGTGCAACCTTCCGAACCATATCAGCGTAATCAGAGATGATAACCACCTCTTTCTTGGATTCCAGCGTCAGGATTTGATGTTTGTCTTCTACTGTTATTTTCATAATAAATTGGTGGCGACGAGGGAAAAACCTGCCGAGCAGGGGAAACACACCCTCGCCGCCAATGAACACAAAGTTAAGGCCAACTGGGAATCGGGAGAAGTCTGATTCTCCTCTGGACATGTAGCCCATTAGACCCAGCCAGCCAAATTGAACGCCCCTTCAGGGAGCCAACCCCATCCAGCGCGTGATTCGTTTGCGCGTCTTCTTCGCGGCTCCGGTAAGACGACCTATTACGCAGCGGAACATTCTGCGCTTTTACTCTCGGAAGTGTGCTTGCCAAATGGCTATATATGGACAGAGGCATCGAGGGTCAACGTGGTTAGTTAGTCTAGGGTGACAGCGAGGCCGTCAGAAATCATGTTATTAAGTTCATGCTCTAGGACGATCTGCGTAACTCCGTCATCGTCTCCCCAGCCAGAGATCACGTAAGCAAGCTCGTCTTCGCCTACCGATCCTGCTGGTGTTACGTTCATTACGTCAACAACGTCCCAGACCTTTGAGTTGATTTTTATGTGCTTTGGGTTCTTCATGTTGTTACTGTTTAGTGTTTTACCCATTGGTGTCAAGCTATTTGTGCATTAAAACGGGCACTCGGCATCTACAGCGTCCATGTCCTGCTCCTTGAGTTCATCCACCATCACCTCTTGCTTTTGCTCAATCGGGTATGGGCTACTGAATCCAGTGTATTCCTGTGCGTAGATACGAGCCTTCTTGTCGTATTTCAGGCCGTGAACAAACTCCTCTCGGAAACCGTTTCGCTGCTTCCATACGGAAAAGTAAACATCTGAGCCATCAATAAGTCTCTGAATTTTCTTGGGTGTGCGATCCTCTTCGTCATACTCTTCTGGCTTCTCCTTCACCTTGTTACGGAATACGGTAGCTCCATACTGGATGGGCTTAATCATACCCTTGGATCCTTCCACGTCGCGACGACTAGGAATCTTCCACTCTGATCCCTCTTGACTCATTAGCGAGTGAGCAACAAGCATACTATTCGTGCCAGTCTTCTTGTCGAACTTGTCCAGCTTACGAACGAAAGCATCCTGAGCATCGTAGTCATCCTTGCGAATGTCTGCAATCTCTGAGAGATTATCAATCAGGAATCGTGTGCAGCCGAATCGCTTTGCGGCATAGTCCATGTCGTCCAGTAGGCCATTTGCCCCAATCTCATTATTTACTCCGTCGATGAAGAACAGCTTACCACGAAGCGCATCAGCAGCCAGTCGAATGTCATGGTCATCTGGCTCATGCATTGCCATCTGCCATGCGCACAGACGTAGCAAATCATCCATTGGAGTATCAAATGCTGCAATACACACAACTTCGCCCTGACGCATTTCGTTCAGCATGATGCAGTTAGCTAAATCCGTCTTTCCGTGACCTGCTATCCCCGTAAGGATTCCAGTGTCCTTGTTGACGAGCTTGAAATCCATAGATGGAAACAAAAAGTTCCGATTCTTCACGGCCTCCAGCATCTCATTGTTTCGCTGAATCGCGGATTCAACCACATCCTCTGCGCCAACAAGCGTCTCAGGGTCGTATGTCGATGACTCCTTCATCATCTTGTCGAGCGCATGCCTGGTTCCCTTGCCAGCGATTAGAAACTCATTGGCATCCTTGAACCCATCTGGAAGACTCATCCGAAAACAACGCGTAGCCCCAAGTCGGTTTGCGATGTTCTTGGAGGCTTGCTCACCAGCATCGTCCATGTCGGTCAGTAGGTAAATCTTCTCAAACTGCTGAAGTGCCTCAAAGTCGTTGCCGATCCAATCAAGGTTGCTTGATCCCGATGGCATAGACAGAACAGGAAATTTGCAGCCCATCTGGGAAACTGACATAGCATCAATTTCGCCCTCAGTGATGCAGATTTTCTTGGTGTTCTTGTCTACCATCCACCAGCCCCAAAGGGTGTGATATGGCGGTGTTGACCAAATATCTTTCTTGCCGCTCTCTGTCTTCTCGATCCCAGTTGACTTGAGATACACATAGTTTCCATCTGGATCAGTGAATGCTGCCGCCCAGAAGTGCTTGTTGTGCTTGGAGCCTCTTCTGTGAACACGAACCTTGTATTTCTCAATGATATCTTGAGATAGCTGACGCTCATCCTTTAGGTAAGCCATGACAGGTGACGTGTCCTTGAGGCCGTATGTCTTGTCCTTCGGCTTGGCTGGCTTCTTATTGGCGAAAGCTGGACGAACGTTCGTCACTCCGCAGAGCTTTCTGGCTTCCGCCATAGTGTCTGCCCATGTTCCTCCTAGCTTGCGGTGAAGAAGGTTGAGGATGTTTACGCTCTCCCCTCCGTTGTTGTCCTTGGCGAAGTAAATACCACCCTTTTGGCGGAATACTCCTGTGGATTGTCCTTCGTTCCCGTCTAGGTCGCCCATCTTGTAGGACGCTCCGCGCTTCGTAGCGTTCGGGAAGTGGTTAGTCATAACCGCATCAATACGGTCTGATAGTAATCTGTTTAGTTCTTGTGGGTCTGCCATTGTCTTATGTCTTGTGTTATGTGTTTTGTCTTACCCGAAATTGCGTTGGTCTGCCATCTCCTTTAGGTGGTCTGCCGCTCCTCCGAATGGGTCGTAGGGGTCATCCTCATTTTCATTTACATCTGCATTGATATTTACATTAGTATTAGCATTTACATTAGTATTATGCTTAGCATCACTAGCATTTGCTAGATTATCGTAGCATTTGCTAGATTTGCTAGCCTTTGCTAAGCCACCCTTCTTTCCTGCTGCGCGTCGCTTCTCCTTGGTCTTTAACCACTTATCGTGATCCCTATCAAATTGCTTTGCGAACAGCCTGTAGAACCGCTTTGTTGCGCCATTAGATACTTGATCTATATCAAACTCCCCCATATTGTAATTGATAACAAAATCTAAGAACTCAGCCTTCTCGGTCATCGTCATTTCCTTCACATCTTCTAGCATATCAAGATGCAGAACGAAGCTTTCTTTGCGGTCAATCATAGAACCCTCCGATCTATTGGTTTCTTGGAATCTTTCTCTATCTGATACTCTACCAGATAGTCGATAATTACATCAAGCCTTAACAGGAGCTTTTGTGAGTATAGACTTATCCAATGGGAGAGCTTAATTAGTAGTCTAATTAGGGTTATCATAGCCAGCGTCCTCCAGACGCAAAAAACACCCCCCAAAGCTGGTGTGAAGTAAGGCCATGAAACGAGCCATCCAGCGATGAGAGGTGTAAATTGTATGTTCCATAATTGAGGGACTTCACTCCCGTTTGTCAAGCATTAGAGACGGTAATCCCTAATTTATTCCCGAGTATGCACAAATTTATTCATTTGTCAAGTATCTCATCATTACCTCATTGATAGTCGGCCCACCAATAATCTCATGGTATTCGCCATCTGACCTATATTGCTCGAAGTAATGCACTGCCTCTGATAGAACCTTGATGCAGTCACTCCCTTCAACCGACCAAAGCCCAAGCTTGCAGGATACTTTATAGTAAACTCCATCCCTCGAAGATGTAGAGCACATCAAAAAGGCTCCCGTGTCGTCTATTTCTTTCATTCTTCTAGGTTCTCCAGTGCAATCATAATTGCCGCTCTAATGCCGCTGAGCTTCGCTCTATGGCTCTCCGTGGTTTTGCGCATGTCTAGGCTCTCGTAGATTCTTAAAGCCGTTTCTAGGGCTGCTGTGGTGTCTTTATTCGTCATTTGTGTTGTATTCTTGTCGATTTAGACCAACTTGGTCTGCGATATTTGCTCTTAGAAATGTCGATTGTGCCGACCTGACCCTCGTAGGTCACGTATTCGGGCGGAGGGCTTCTCCGCTTTTTCCATAGTTTGTATTGTATTTTAGAAGAGGTCTTCATCAAGGATGTCCTTTAGCTCACTGTCTCGATCCTTGCCGAGATTCTGTGCGTTGTCAATGGCTAGTTCTGATATTTCCATAGGTTGAGTGTTTTGAGGAATGCTTCGGCTCGTTGGGCGGCGGTGGCGTGCCAAGTCCATCCTACACCATCCATTGCTCTACGTAAATTGTCAGAATATTCATCGTATAGCGTAGGATCACCTAGATGCTTCTCCGCCTCGTGCATTGCGTTGAGGTCGTTGAGGTAGTCGGGGATGTCGATTCGGTTGCTGGAGCATTCGTGATTCCCAGTCAGGACATTATATCCATCGTTACCAGTATCCGAGCGATACACCCATATTTTCTTTACGTCTGTAAACCCGCAGGCTTCGGCTATTGCGATTCGTTGTTCTTCTGTGTTCATGTTAATAATCCACGTCCTCGTTGGTTGCTATTCTTCTTAGTTCCTCGTCCCTATCAATTCCCATGTTCCTTGTGTTACTCATGGCTAGTCTTGACATCTTTTTAATCCACTCGCTCTCGCCATACAGATCGTGGGCAATCATGCGATCCTGAACGTATGGCGGGAGCTTGTGAAAGTATTTTTTAACTTTGCCCAGATCTCCCATTAGAAGGGAGGTTCCTCATCTACTGCGGAGGCATCGTGACCACCAGCCGAGATGGTATTGTCAGCCTGATCCTTATCTTGGTCTGCACGAATGGACTTGAGGCTAGTGAAGTATCGACCTTCAGCTTTCCCCTTACCTGCGCGAGATTCCACGTCAAAGGTGACATCTACGAAGTCTCCCACATTGTTATACTTCTTGAAGTTTTCGATACGCTGACCGTCTGACTTCTCAAAGATTTCAAAGACTAGAGTCTTTTCAGCGCCCTCGTAACCGTCGTTGTTTTGAATGACATACAAGAGCTTGTTGTATTGTCCATCTGAGACGGACTCCACTGGCTTGATGTCGATGATTTTTCCTGATGCTTTTAGTTCCATATTATTTATTACTTGTTGATTGAAATTACGTCTTGTGCCATGCCAAGGTAGGTGCATCCTTCTGTCATGAGTGCACTTTTGGTTATCGCGCCGTCATCAAGTGCCACTCCATGTAAATCTTCACCCACAATATACACCCAATGGTGAATATTGTCCTGCCATACTTGACCTGGTTCTAATTTTGGAACGTCCTTGATTGGCGTTAGTATCAGTTCGCCGCCCATTATAACGTTTACCTTGTATTTCTTTCCGTCTAGTTCTGTTGTATCCATATTATTTTGCTAGTTGTTCTTTTTTTGATGCGAAAGCCCGCTTAACGTCTGCGCGTTCTTGCATGTCCTTCGTGAGAGTCTTCCAGAGTGCTGTTAATGCCTCTACTGTTGCAGCTTCCGATACGTCTGTCAAGACATCTGCTGGTTTAATTGCAAACTCAGCGGCCATTTGGCTGACGTATTTGTTGTCATCGTAGCGACCCATAAACACATCAGCATTGAAGCCGAGAGTAGACAAGCCCTTGGTGATGGCATCGGTCTGAGCCTTCTTTGCGTATTCGTCATCCACCATAAGGTAGCCTTCGCCGTTCTTGGTGACGTATGCAACCTTGACGTTGGACGTGATTGGGAACTCGCCATGCTGGCCTCTGTATTCATACCACATTGTAGCCTGATAGGTTCCAATCTTGGTCTTGTTGTCGAAGTCGAGATAGCTCCAAGCTTCATCCTTCACACCCCATCCGATACCGTATGGGCCGAATACTGCTGTAGCATTCTTGCGCTGATATTGAGGGGCGATGGCCGTGATCTGCATCTGGCCGATGCGAGCCTTCTTGGTGTGCTTGGGGTCTGTCTTCTCGACGGACTCCCATAGTTTTAGGTTTTCTTTACTCATATAGTTTAGCTGACTCTTTTTGAGCGGTGAGCCATCCGATTACGTAGTGTTTGTTCTGGGTTGGTGTGTAGATGTTATCCATGCAGCCTAGGCTGTAGCCATCGTAGAAGGCGTCGTAGCCTGAGCAGAAGTAGATGTCCATTGTGTTATACTTCTGGGAGTTCTACTTTATCTGAGATGTTGATTACACGATTGTGCGGAACAAGCTCAGTGGATCGGACAACGAACTCAGAGCCAGTCCATCGGGCTAGGTCTGTTCGCTCGATTGCTCCAAGGCGCTGGCGCTTTGCTAGATACCTAATCATGTATTTGCCGTCGATCTCTAGCCCATTGTCGTAGTGGTAGTAGACTGCGCGGATATCAGTTTCCTTCTGTCCATACGTGCCACGAATCTCATCTCTGAGGTTGCTGTTTTCTTTGTAAAGAACTTGAATGTCCTGCTCTAGTTCTTCGATACGTTTCTGTGTCTTAGTTTTCATTATTTCTAGTGTTTAGGTGTTAACTTTAGGTGCTTGCGCATGATCTCATCGGACGGGTATTTTACCCCGCTGCCGCGAGTATGGTGGGCAATGTAGAAGGTCTGATGGAAAGCGTCAAGGAAATCCTGACGTAAATTACTGAGAGTGTATTCTTTTTCAAACTCAGTGTCACAGCATCCAAGCAGTTCTTCCCGCTTGAGCCATCGGTCGATTGCTCTGTCTCGTTTGTGCATTATAGTCCTTCTACTTTTGCGCCGCATTGAGCGTAACCAGCGATGTCTACCCAGTTGTCTCTCTTCGGCTTGTGATTGTTGCGAACGATCTTCATGAGAATCATCATGTTGGCGACGTCCTTTGGTGCGATTAGATCACCGTCGCACTTAAGGTAGGTGTTCCACATATCTGCAATTTCTTGGAAGTTCTGCTTAGGAGAACCGTAATCTTGCTGTCTGTCTCCGCCTTGGATGCGTAGTGCTTCGGCGCAAATGTCTTCGTATTCTTCACTCATTGGTGGTATCTTATCTGGTAGTTCTGTTAGGATCATGACTATAAAAACATAGGTTCCATAAATGCAAGCTTAGAACTGTAAACAACTCCACAGCCCACAATTGGTTTAGCGGCATAGACGCGTCCGTAGTGCATTGCTGGATGTTCGTGATCCACACCACATCCAACTTGCATTCCGAACACGCAGTCACTCTTGTTCGCGTGGTAGACAACTCCAGCCTGAGCATGTAAGTGTCCCTGAACGAGCGAACTAAACTGAGCTTGGGAGTTCTTGTAGGCTGCCATCTGACCACCCTTTTCCTTGTCTCCGTGACGGTAGATGACATCATCAATAACAAGGTCATGGAAGCGGGGGTGAACAGTCCAGCCGCTCAAGTCCCACAAGGCTTTGAAGTCCTTTAGAACCTCTTCTGGCAGGCCGATAGTCTGAGCCTTGCGGGATGGCAGGCAGTCGTGATTCCCGAGTAGGTGGTCAACCTTTGGAAACGCTCGATGTAGCTTGCGAACCTGCTTGAATGCTTTCTTGTATTCTTCAGCAGCAGAGGGATGGCTTGGGTCTTTCTCGTGGTAGCTGATGCTGTTCCAGTCAACAAGGTCGCCAATGTGAACCACTCGGTTGCACTTGTGCTTCTTGTAGATTTTCTTGAGGAAGGGTATATACCCCTCCAGCATGCAAGGCGCGTGGCAATCGCCAATTATTAATACTCTGCTCATGATATTTTAGTTGGGTTGAATGTCTCCGTCTTCCTGCGCCTTGTCAAACAGGTAGTGCCAAGGCTCGGTAGGACGTTCGCTCATTTCGTAAAGGTCGTCGTTCTGCTCGTTGCGAACTTCTACGATGGTGTATTCGTCATAGATGTGAGTATCTACGCCATCGCCAACATCGTGCTTCTCTCGATGCTCAGTTCTTAGCCAACGCACCTCGATGGGGATTTCAGTTGCACTTGCAGTGTATTCGTCTTGATCTGTCCCGCAGATGAATGAGATGATCTTTGACCACAGTGAGTCACGCTCTGTTGCGATTGGCTTGTATAGGCAGTGATATGATGTCTCGTTCCAGTTCATTGTGTTTCCTTTCGTTGCAGTTAGCTTTTTAAGTGACCTGTAAGAAGTAATAGCTCTTTGAGCAGTTCGTCAAGTATTTCTTTGTTATTTTTTTTCACGGATTGTTCTGGTTCTGGTTGGCTTCAAGGTGATGCTATATTTGTCGCACCAATCCCGAATGCTCTTATGGTTGAATCCAAGCTCTCGGCATACATTATTAACCGTTTCCCCGTTGTTGACGCGATCAGCCACAAGTCTAGCTCTGCGCTCCTGTTCCTCTGGCGGGTATCCTGTGCAGCCCATTCTGTTTGGGTTTTTCTTGGGCTGGAACTGGATGAATCCCATGCGCTCGTAGTGCTTTACCGCTCTAGCCCCAAGCTCGATGTTGATGGCCTTCTGGACTGCGCCCTTGATACTACCGCTGTAGTTGATGCAGTCAGAGATTCGCGATGTTTCTAGTGTTGATACTGTGTTCATGTTTTTGTTCTTGTTTTTGTGTTATTTACTTGGTTGCCACTTGTTGGCCTTGATAGCCTTGGAGAATAAATCTGTGCGCTCTTCCGAGTTCTTTGGGGCTAGGATGTCAGTTTCTCTGTCGATCATGCCGACCTCCCGTAGCCCCTCCAGAAGCTCAAGCTGCTTGTCCTTGGGGCTGTTGCGAAAACGCTTGATGTTGTCACGCGCTCCGACTGGGTGCAGAACGTCCGTATCTGATTGATCCAGGAAGTTCGCTACGGCTCTTAGCATTTCTGGCAGGGGCTTCTGCCGCACGTCCAGCGAAAGGCGCTTGTAAGCGTTCTCGATGCGCCCCACGAATGCGTTGGTCTCTCCATCTATAGCTCCTCGCACCATTCCTGTGTCGTGGTTATGGTCTAAGGCTGGATTCGTCATTGTAACGCCGCTGATCGGGCAGTAGTCAGGCCGATGCTCGTTGCGGTAGTCTTTAACCTTGTTGGATGTAAGATATTGCATGCTCTATATGTTCTACCAAATTAAAATCAGCGAAAAGACGAACCACCCGATACCAGATGCTCCACCCGTTAAGTGCGCCCAGTATGCGCAGATTCCCGCAGATGCGAATGTAGCCAGCGTTTGTCCAGTGTATCGCCATGCGGTAGAACCAGACGAGCTAGGCAATGCCTTAGCGGTCGCGGGTGTTTCAGTTTTTTGGTTTTCTTTACTCATGGTGTCTTTTGTTGGTTTAGGTTATTCGGCGGCATCGCCTACTCTATATGTTGTATTGGTTTTCTTGGCGTGTAAAGCCCCTTTCTGTCGCTTTTGAAGCGAGACAGAACCTCCTCAAAGCTCTCATCGCGGCGCGGCCTGTTAAGACCTCCTAATCTTCGCTGCTCTGGCGTGTAACTATTAGGATTCTTCATGTTGTGCAGTTCCTACTAATGGTCTGTTCGCGAGAAGAATTTGGTCGATGGCTTCATCGAGATCAACGGGACTCAGAGAATGGACATCAACACACCATTCAAGATGCGCCCATGTCATCCCGTCTGTGCCTTCTGAGTAGTCAATCTTTTCCTTGATCGCTCGGTATCGCATCGCATCGCGAACAAGGCGCTGCACATCAATCGCCTTCGCGTCGGAGTTTTCTGGTCTTTTCATAGTCTATTTTCGCTCAGTCGATGAGTGAGCTTTGGCGTTCGCAGACAGAAAATGAAGTTGTGATTCTTTTGCGTAGATCGCGCCACTTCCGTAGGATTCACCATCCTTGAAAGAGCCGTATCCATCAGCCACAAGCTTCCATCTTTTTCGCCTCTCATTGCTTAGCGTTGCTTCAAATGCTAGGTCGACATCCTCCCCGCTTTGAGGCCATCCGCGATTGGCGAAGTCTTGCCAGATCACACACCCTCTGCGGATGCGAACCAAGCGTGGTGAGCAAACCATTTGGCCGCTCGATTTTCTGATAGCATTGTTATCCATATATCGGCGGATTTGCGTCTCTTCGGTGACTACCTTGATGATTCGAACTTCTTCAACGCTTGGCGCTAGGGTTTCGGCTATCTTGTGTGCGTCCTTCTCGTCTATTGCCTCGCAGCACTTGACGAAACAAGACTCTGGATATTTTGCTACTTCTACTCGGTATCTAGTCATTTTTTTACATTGGTTTAGGTTTCGACTGGCGCTAACCAGTCATACATGGCAACGGCTACGCCGCGCCATTATTCGTTGTTGGCAGAGTGAAGTTTTATACGCTTCACCATCTCCTCAGTTTCAATGCGTATCGTTTCGCGCTTCATGTCTGAGATTTCCTGATAAGCTTTGATCTCCATGCGGGTTGTTATCCACTTCGAAAGAATCGAAGTGCCGCCAGCTAGAAGAATCAGTGAGCATATCGTGACTGCAATTATGGTTCCGTCTGTCATTTTCATATTTGGGTTTGAGTTAAATTGCCAACCAAGCGTATATCACAACGCCTTTGGCGCGTGATTACTTGGTGTTCTGAAACAATTTTCGCCAAGACTCGACCGTCTCCATAATTTCCTGATCGTCAGGCCATTCTTCGATAGGCGCAGTTGGGGCGGTCTCAAGCATCCGAGCCATCATGTCTCCAATCACTCGGAGCGTTTTACAGTGTCCCACTAGCTCATTTTGCATTAGTCGGCCATGCGGATCACCCACAGCCTCCCGAATGTCCGCCAGTAAACCTAAAAGGGAATACTCAGAACCAGCCGAAGCTGAGCAACGACTATTCGCCGCTTGCGATTCTTTACGTCCATCGTATTTGCCTAGCATGTAGGCCGTTGTTAGGTCTTCTGTGTCCATAGTCGTGTCGGTTCTAATTGTTCTCGAAGTATTCAGCGTAAGCCATCTTTACAGCCTCTTTCCCCACTTCGGCCATCCAGTCCATGTCTCCCATATCTGACTTTTTGTCGATTAGTTTCCATGCAGCATAGGCATATATTCGACCGTCACTCAAAGATTCGAGAACCAGACGGGACATATCAACCTCACTCTCGCTCGGTTGCTTGATAGATTCAGGGTTATTTTCGCTCATTGGTATCCTTAATTTTTCAGTGTTATTTTCGTTTTGGAATAATTCGAGTTGTTCGGAATGTCCTAATAGCTGGATGTGGGTCTTCTGTGTCCATTGAAATTGGCGGCATAAAGAGAAATTCAATCTCAAGCTGGGCTATCATCCAGCGTCAGCAGACTATGCCAGTTTATTTAATAGGTAAATGCGTTGCCTTGGCTGTCAATGCTTAATCTCTTGCCCTCCTTGCTTAGTGTCAGGCCGCAGATTTCCCACTCCTCAATCTCGCAGAGGTAGTAAGCCGCCTTAAGCTGGGCTTCGTTTAAGTAAGGGCGTTCCTTTTTAAATTCTTCGATGGTTTTCATTTGTTCTTCTCCATGAATTGACCGAGCTTAATCAGGTCGGCAGGTGAAAGGTCGTTTTCCTCTTGTGGTGTCATGTGGTGTTCGTCGTGGCTAAATAGTCCCATTGTTTGCCTTTCTGATGATTGCCTCCATTTCTATGTTTGCGCTCTGCTTGGTGGCGTGGACATACTCGCCAATCTCTTCCCCTGTCTCGTGTTCTGTGACAACGTAGGAATCCATGCAGAGCGGTTGCTGAATGAATTTGAGCTTATAACCAACGCCTCGGCGGGTGTAAGAAACGCCATCTGGTGCTGGTCTTGAGCCTTCCACGAATACAGGGTCTAGCCATCGACCATACATTTCAGAGGGTTTGCTGTGGTCTATCTCGGCAGGATCTTCTATGATCTTAATGCAGTGACCGTCCGACATTATGACATGATACCATTTGCCGCTGACTTTAACCTGCTGTCCCGTTGTATATGTTTGTATTTTCATGGTTTAATTGCGCGAGGATGCGCTATACGTGGTTTTTATTGTGTGTAAGTGGTAAGTGTCCCCTTCTACCACTGAAGCCCGCCAGTGCCGTTTTAAGGGCATCTGACAGGCTGGGGTTTTGTGGTGGTTGGCGCTAGAAGTTTCTAGAAATTGCTACTTTGGTGATTTCTGGGCAGGTATACTCAATAATGCCCCGAGTTTCCGCCGTAGGATTCTCAACTTTCTTGAATCTGCGCTTATTGTCTGGGTCGATGAGCGCCCGATATGTCTCAATAAAGCTGATCATTCGTTCCATCGGAGAGTGTGAGAGCAACTGACCACAGGCGACCTTCCGATACAGGGCATTGAGTCGAGGCGTAAGCCGATCAAACTCACCGTTGGCAAACTCTTGAAACAAGGATTCTCCTGTCTTATGGTGGTGTAGAATGAATGCAGCATTTATGCACTGCTTAGTGAGCCCGCGCTTGTTGCACCGCACTTTGCAAGCCTCCAGACTTTCAGAGACAACATTTACCATGTCCTCAGCGTCTCCAACTTGAATTCGCCCAGTTGATCTCCCGCGGAAGACGCGAAAAACGAAATTCGCAAAAAGAATTTCCCCCTTATTGAGTGCGGAGCGGTCTGCCATCGTGCGAGATACGCCAGAATCCAAAACCGCAAACGCTTCTGGGCTAACTCCAGTGGCAAGCATTGCCTCCATTGGCTTCTGTGTGTTTACAATGGCCTGAAGGCGATGCTGTCCGTCAATTAGTCGCTCTGGTCGAGTCTTGTTTCCCTGAACTGCAATTCCTTGGTGCGTCAGTTTGACCTCATCGTTCAGAATTGCCCGCTCCCAGTAAATTACGTTCTGACGACGCATTGAACGGTTGCCAACGTTATACTTTAGGAGCTTCTCTGCCATTTTTGGCGTGATGGTTGTTTTTTCGATTTTCATTGTGTTTTTTTGTGTTTAGTTTTATCGTTTCAGGATCGTTTCGTGAAAGCCGCCCCGCCGAAGCGAGACGGCACACACTATGAAAAGGGTTAAAGGCAGTTATACACGGCTCGGCGCGTCTCTTCTCCGTGCCTATGCTCAATGAGATCATAAAGGGCGCTTGAGAGCTTGTGCCTCAGCTCTACAAGTGGTGAGTCAAGGTATCCGATCACACTGTGTAGCGTGTTTATAGCCTCAAATCCTTTTGCAAGGTGCTTAATGTTAAAGAAGTTTGCTGCCTTCTCTAGCGCTTCCCCGTGGCAATTGGTTTCTGTGAGTTCTCGAAGGTCTGCAAGTAGGAATTCTAATTCTGCTGCGCTCATTGTCTTTGGTTCCTTTCTATAGTGTTGCGCGATTGGCTAGGCTGTCTTCTTTGGCAAGCGAAAGCCGATTTTATTAAGCTCCTTTTTCCATGAGCCACGATAGGGTTTGCCATCTTCAAAGCGGCAAGGATTCAGCCCGTTCGCTGTCTCTTCCGGCAAGCTGCTAGTGCGAGCCGATCCCGTGCATTGCTCATAGGTGCGGATTCCTGCCTTTTCCCAGTCGCCAAAGGCATCATATAGGATATGCTCAACGTTTCCAAGGCTTGGAGCGTGGACAGTGAAGGATTTACCCGTTTTTGCGTTCTCCACTTCTACAGCGTGATATACGTTCCCATAGGTGCAACGCTTTGTGTATGTGTGAGTAAGGATGACTTTTGTTTTGCGTGTTTTCATAGTGTTTTCTTTCTGTGTGTGTTTAGTTCAGGCCGATAAGATGGCCGATAAGTGCTAAGATGCATAAGCCGCCGCCGATTACAAGGGCTAAAATCAGATTTTTTGTGCTTTCCTCGTGTTCAGGTGCAATGATAGGCTGAAAAGCCTCAGAATCCCCTAGAAGCTCGCTTTGCTGTGCCTGCGTGTCTTCCTCTACGGGAACGAACGTAAGCCCCTGAGCAAAGTCCTGGGCTTGCTCCATGCCTTGAACACAGCAAGTGCCGATGCGCTCGCCTGATTGGTCGTAAATGTTGTATTTCATGTTATCTAAATGCTGATTGCAAGTTTTTATTAATTTGTATTATTTAGGCTGAGATACTCCTTAACCTCAATTGATCCGTCAGAGTATACCTCAAAGAGGATTCTAAAGCCTTCGGACGTTGCCCACTGGCTAGATACTAGCTTTATTTTTCCCGTTGCTTTTGCAAGGTTTCTTGCTTGCTCCGCTTCGCCGGGAGAGTAAAATCGGTTAAAGATCGTCTCTAATTCGTGTGGCTTCATTTTCTTTATATTGTGCGGAAAGACAGCAAAGCGCCTCTTGGATGATGTTTATTTTTACGCCATCTAGGGGAATACTCATTTCGCCGCACGGATTCGCTTCGCTTAGTCCATACCATTGAGAGTCAAGATAGCTGTATAGCTCATCAATTTGAGTGCTGAATTGTTGCGGTTTGTATTTATTGTCGGTCATTGCTTAGTGTGGTCTTTTGGTTTTATTGCGTCTATTATTTTCGATCTTGAGACACTCCACCGCGCCACTACAGTTCCGCCACCCCAAGGCTTTGGCCCTGCAATTCGCACGTCATTCAGGCACAAGCATTTCCCAGCCACCCCTGATATTATCTCAAATACACATATTGTGTCGGCGCTAGTCGTAAGATTGTCGTTTTTAGTATCTGTCATTTTATGCGTTGTTGAGTGAGATTTTGCGCCCGTCTAGCTTGGCGTTAATTGCGTTTAACACGTCGGAAATGAAGGTGAAATCAGATTCGCTAAGTCTGGCAAAGTCTAGCTTCATTTCGTCCATGATTTCAGCCGCTGCCCATTTCAGGCAAATGGCGTCTTTATCGTTTACTTCCTCGCTGCCATCGGTAACTCGAAAGTGTGCTGCTTTGGGTGTATCTTTCATGTTATTTGTGTTTAGTGTTCACCCCTGAAGCCTGCTCACTCCGTAGAATAAGCAGGCTGTGCCACACGCTAGGCGCATGAGGTGTTCCTTGGTCTGGGGTTAATCGTTTCTAAATGCTCCACATCTTCAGTCATCTAAGCATTCAAAGCGTGCAATCTCTTCCATGATCATGCAATCAAGCTTTGATAGGTGACGCTCACTGATTGTGCCGTTGTTATAATGGCGAGTAATTTTCTTTTCGAGCGCATAAAGCTCAGAAAGGTCAGCTTCCCTTACTTTATATACAAGCGCTCTGCATGTCTCTTCCTGAATTTCTTTTGGGCATACGCGGATTATTTGTGCTGTCGATGTTTTCATAATGTGCTTTGTGTTATTGGCCTTAATTGGCAACTGTCTAAGATCATTCACATATTAAGCATGACTTCAACACTTATTTTCAACTTTCTGCATCTTTTCTCACCAGACAACCTGTCCGCACTTCCCAATATCTGAGCACACATTGACAGCTAAATACCCTTATTGAGACTGACACAACTAAATACAGTGCAAACTACCCCAAACCCCTGCATTTAGTGCCACCTATTCTCAGCTCATTGAAACTCACTAGACCAATCCCCGGGAATATCGTGAAATAAGCACGTTTCAGAGCCTTAACCTAGGAGGCTAGACATAAAAAAGCCCGCCGAAGCGGGCTTAGAGGGTTATTGCCATCCAGTGCACCACGCCTGCTATGCGCAAACAAATGTACTTCCTCTCGCATCCCAT